TGCCGGAATAGCCGGTTGGAGTAGAATTGCTGCTGCAGCTAGGACGCCGATTGCCGCTGCCAATGCAACCAAGCCTTTGAGAACTTGCCCCCAAGACAATTTTCCCAGAGTTGCCAATGCCGGTGCAAGCAGAGCCAATCCTGCTGCAGCTACTGTCAGCGCAGCAGCTCCTACCAAGGCTCCCGACATCGCGTACATGGCTGCAGCCAAGATGCCCAACGCTCCGGCAAGACTGATCAAGCCTTTTGCCAATTGGCTGATCGACATTCCGCCCAGATTCTTAATTGCATCTGTAATCTTGCCTAGTGAAAGCGCAACTAACAGAAGACCCGCGGCAGTAAGCGGCATATTTGCAGGCATCAAATGCATCGCACCGGCAATGACTACCAGACCGCCGCCAATGCCAAGTAGACCTTTGCCGATTTCCTTTATATTCATATGACCAAATTCATCTACTGCATTTGCTACAATCTTGAGACCAGTGGCTACGGCGATTAGTCCAGCTCCGGTTAAAACCATTCCTGGCGGCATCAATCTCACAGCACCCGCAAGTGCCGTAAGTCCAACTGCGACTCCGGCAAAGCCCTTACCCAGCGTAGCCCAGCTCATCCCTCCGAAATCGGCGACGGCACTGGCCAAGATCTTCAAAGCAACTGCAAGTGCGCCAATACCGACACCAGCTCTGATCAATCCGGCCGAGCTCTTGGACAATGGACCTGCGGCTGCGGATATACCAACCAAAAGCGCGCCAACACCACCAAGACCCTTTGCCAATTCGGTCCAACTGAGTTTACTAAGCGCAAATACGGCAATTGCCAGAATATCGATTGCTCCGGCAAGCAAAATCAACGATCCGGCGATAACCGGCATCTTGATAAAGCCCTGCGACTGTGTTACTTTGTCCAGCAGAGCCATGGCGCCGATCAATTGCCCAAATACAATCGTTATTGCGGCCATCGCGCTATTCAGCTTCTTGGGATCTACAAACGACAAAGCGACAATTGAAGCTACCAGGATCCCAATAGCAATGGCAATTTCTTTGAGCGTCTTGGCTTTGATATTCTGTTGCAAAGCCTTCATCGAGCCGGAAAGACCTTCAAAAGCGCCGCTGATATTCTCGAGAATTCCTCCGCCAAAGCCCTTTGTGACCTGATCCAAAAGACTGCCTTTACCGAAGAAATTCTTGAACAACAAGAAGATTCCGCCAAGTAAACCGGTTCGAATTACTTGCAGAATCGCCTCGAAGTTCATACTCGAGATGGCATTGGCGATTGCCGGACCCATACCTTGGAACAATTTGACGATCGCATCGATTGCTGGTTGCAATACCGATGATGTATTATCGAAACTGTTTAGGAAGTTTGCCCACGCAGTACTGATTCCTTCCATCGCTTTCTGGAAGGGCGTTAATGCTTTGGTCATGCCGCCCATTTGCCCGGAAAATCCCCCGGAGGAAAATCCACCAAACAAATTTCCAATCGCATCTGCTACTTGACCCAAGACGTGGAGTGGCGCAGCAAGAACAGCGCCCAGTCCGACAAAGAAATTATGTAGTCGATCGCCCGATTTCAAGGCCTCATCGATCTTGACGATGAAATCACCAATCTTGGCCGTAATCTCCAGAAAACCGCCACCGCCGCCACTAAGCACACCGAAAAGACTCTTGAAAACTGTAAATATACCGCCAACGACTTGTTTTCCGATATCCAAGAGCGCAAACAAACCTTTGAATGTGCGCTTCAAGTTATCGACTGTTTCTGGGCTTGGCTTGAGCGCATCGGCAAACTCTTTGAAGCGAACTGTCAAATTATAGAGATCTTGACCGGTTGCGGCCGGAAAAATATCTCGAAAAGCTTCCTTGATCGGCTTCAGGATTTCACCCAAATTTTGAAATGCGGTCTTAATTGCATCGATCAAGACTGTTCGGCCGCCAAGTTCTTTCCAATCTCCCAGCACTTTGTTACGAGCATTAGCCGAAGCATTGATAAATCCGTTAACGGCATTAGAAACACCGGTAAAGAGTTCTTTTGCCTCACCGAAGTTACCAAATATAATCTGCCACGTTTGCGCCCATCCAGATCCTGCTGTTTCTTTTGCAACATCAATAACTTGCGACAAAGTTTTAACTTCAGTCGCAGCGTGCATAGCCGTTTTGGCTTGAGCTTGAATCGCAGCGATTTGAGCTTTAGTAAATCCTTGTGAGGCTAATTGAGCATCTGACAAATCGCCTGTAAACTGTTCGAGCGTCTTAGTCAGAACTTCACCCGTTAGCCAAATCTTTTCGCCCGGCTTAGCTGCAAGTGAACTACGGAAAGATTGTCCCTGAATCGAGACATTCTTCATTGGGCCGACAAGTTTAACTGCATCTTTCGACAACGTACCCATATTTTCAGCCGTTTGAGCTAATGCGCGCTGGAAAACAGTACCGCCCATACCAGCATTGACAACCGAGTTCCAATCCTGCAAACCGACTTTCCCAGCTGAGATAGCTTGGGAAAGCTGATACATTGCCGTAGCAGCTTGTTCAGAATTCGAACCTGAGAGCGCAGCTAGGTTAGCAATACCCTTGATCGCGCCAGTAGCAGTATCCAAATCAACACCAGCAGCGGTAAAGGTACCGATATTCTTGGCCATTTCGCTGAAGTTATAGATTGTCTTATCGGAATAAGTATTCAGCTCTTTAAGTGCCTTGTTAACATCGGGTAGCTTAGTTCCAGCTGCTTGTGTGTTGGCCAAAATCGTCTGAACTGCATTTAGATTAGTTGCATACTCAGCATAACCAGCTTTTGCTGGATCAATCGTAAATGCTTTAACGAATTTGGCTCCTTGATCGACTGCTGCATTCGCAATATGCGTTAGAACGCCGATTCCAACTAGTCTCAACGTCCCAAGCGCGCTCTTGACGTTCTCAATTGCATTACGAATAAAACCAAAGTCAACTTTTTTAGACGCTTCGTTAATATCGTTTAGCCCTTGCCCGGCATTAGGAAATTTGAGGGCGGCTTTAAGTTTGTCAATGGCACCAATCGCATTATTAACGCCAGATTCGAACTTACTCGACTCAAAACTCATTGCAACGACTTTATCGTCAATTGTTGCCATTAGATTTTATTCACCTCCCTCGTTACCTCGGCTAGAATTTGATCAAATATAGGTCGAATCGCAGGCATAATATAATCACGTCCTTGCACATAGCCGCCCGTTCTTGTACCATGTCCATACTGAATCAAGACGGCAATTGGCAGACCGTTCTCAACGTGACTATTATGCCAACGAATTGAGTAATATCCTGGTCGTTGCTCAATTGTGTAAGACCACGATGCGGCAGTTAAACCCGTCTCCGCTGGTGTCGCATTAGATAATGCATTTACACCTAACGAGCCGTATTTATTTAATGTGGCATAAAACTCAGCCGCTTTTAAACGACTTAAATATCTTTCTGTGTGATCAAACGAACCACTCTCTGAGAAAGAAATCATAATGCCTACTCTGCGGTCAAACGAATAATTACAACTCCAGGATCCCCCACTATACGTTCACCTTTGGATTGACCATATACCGTTGGTAATCCATTCAGAGGAGCGGCTTTTGCCCCACTTGCACCTCCAGGTACAACGTTTTGCGATCCACTGCTCGGGTCAGTTCCTGGAGTATCTGCTGGGCCATAGACGGATGTGTTACCAGGATTATACGAACCACGTCCTCCGGCTGTAGCTGCATTACAGGTAGTTCCTCCGGAGCCATATTTACCCACTCCACCGGCTCCACCTCCTCCACCTTTGCCAATATTGGAGAAGAACGTTCCATCTTGGCCAACTGTACCAGGAGTTCCCGGACCCGTTGCCGTTGGTGTTCCTGCGACTCCACCTATACCTCCACCGCCAGCAATGATACGATCTCCTACTCCACCGTCACCACCGTCTGCTTGCGTGGCGACAGTTAAAGAATTTGATTGAACTCGCCTACCGCCCTTACCTCCTGACGCTTGACAAGTAGAATCATTAAACGATGAATATCCACCATCACTACCATTCGTAGTATTAGCTGGATTACTACTATGCTCTGCTCCTAATGCCCCACCAACACCAACTACAATTGGACACGACTCAGGCAAAGCTGCTAACAAACCTTGAACTCGATGAAATCCACCACCTCCACCCGCTCCACCATAACTTCTAACTAATGTACCGGAATTTGCCGTATCAATACCTCCACCCGTTCCGCCGCCAGCACCGATACAAATTACATCAAAATGTGTATATCCCAAATCAATATAATGTTGAGTATCAAAAGTTGAATCAACACTAAATTTTAAAACTACGGGCGCAGGCTGAACCAGACTCCCAGCGAGTTCGATTCTCATTTTAATCGTCCAACTTTACGATATACGGCACAAATACGGTTGGTTGAACGTTTTCATGTGCACCACCACTACCATTTGCTTGTACAGAAATACCGGTAGCTGCACCATAAATACCAATACCAGTAGCTGCTCCACCAATCCAAATACCAGTACCCGCTACACCAGTATATGCCGGAGCCGACCAATCTTTAATTACACCACTGTTACCAGGAAATCCTTCTTGCATATTTTGACGAAGTACATTTTCCGCTTCTGCATGTTGATGCCCGGGATCACCAACACCGTGTGCATGGGTCGGATCATAAACACTATGCGCATGTGCTGGATCATTGATACCATGACCATGACTTGGCATCTCAGCTACTGAAACAATATGTGTCTCTTCTCCAGTTCGACCGGCAATAGTAATAGCAACAGAACGCGTCATACGATTAGCACGCGAACCACCCGGCATCGAATCCATACCCGCCGCAACAAGACCGCGAAGATCTGGTACTCGAAAATTACTTGCACCAGGATCGCTTGCTCCGGCAAATGTACGCCATTGTGTTGCAATATTTCCTGCGGCTTTTGGATAGGTTGTAACCGCATAAACTGCACCGTCAGCCCAAACCCATTTACCATAATTTGCAGGATTCGGAAGTGAATCTCCAGGCCAAAGCCGGACTTCGCCTGGGATCAACCCACCAGCAGGACCCGGTGGACCCGCAGGACCGGTTGGACCAAGTACAGGACCAGCATCGATTGTTGTTCCATCATGTTTGGTAAGAATTAAATGACCATTGACAATTTCACCATCGATAACTGATTCAGCCTCGATTTCCAACATTCTCTCGGCGGTAAGACCGGTAATTGTAGCCATTTCACCTCCTTAATTTTCTTCGCCGATGTTAGTAGATGAAACTTGATATGTAACGGGATCCAAATATGTAGCATCCGCGCCATCAATTTGGAAAGTAGTAGCGTCAATCATATTAATATACGTATCCGATTCATCAA